TGGAGGAAGGGTCAGGGGTGTCCCCGTGCTATTAAAAAACCCACCCTTATTCGAATTTTGCCTATTAACTCCACCTTTTGACGAATTGCACCTGAAACATAGGCATTGAAGGTTAAAGTCATCATCTCCACCGCCAAGACTTCGTGGCAGTATGTGGTCAACTGTGTTCCCTTCCAGCCCACAAGCCTGACATGTGAATTGGTCACGTTCAAGAATGCGTTGACGTATCTTTCGCCACTTGTTAGTTGACCCATTGTCCTTCAATGCACTTGTCATTAGTAGTACCCATGCTTCAAATGAAATGACCAAGCATTGCACTGAGTCAAATAACGTTTGTGATTGTAACGAATGGTTGCATCTATTTGCCTAAACGGGTCAAGGTCACGGTAATGCTTAGACCTCATTTGTCCTAAACCATAGTGACTGCCATTGCGTGCAGTGTATGACCACCTTGATTCTTTTGTAATGATTTTGTTTAAGCATTGAAACTCACGATAATCCAACAAACGACTATGGGCATATAACTTTAAATGGTCTATTGAATAATTGGCTGCATCTGCATTGTGAATGCTTGTTGTTGAAAGCAATGCCGCAATGACATAGACCTTGCCCATTAGATATTTGCGCCCTTGCGAGCAGTCCGCATCAGCGGCTCGCTTCAAGCGAAAGTATCGTATCCATGATGTCAAATAGGTTGCAACATTCAGCGTGGCTATCGGCGTTTCCAACACCTTATCAACGCCTGTGGATAAAGCCTGTGGATAACTACCGGGACGCATCATCAACCAATGCAACGCCCATTTTGGAACACACGGTGCATTCAAGCACCTTCACATGGTCAGGCAAATTGTCAGTAATGATGCGAACCAATTGAGTTGTTACCTTCTTGCACGCACGGCATTCAAATTGCAGTTGTTCCATAATTGCTCCTTACTAAGTTTTCAATGGGCTGAAGATTAGGTTGGCTAACCCACCAATTGGGCTGCCTGGAGTGACGGTATTTGTCACGCTTAGCAATGGCCACTGGAATCCAGCCAACGATGTTGTAAGCCGTTGATGAATTGCCAGTGACCAACACTGCAATGTCGGTTGAACGGTCATATTCATGGACAATGAGTTGGCCTTCAGTGTATTTAGTCCAACGCACTTCAATGCCTTTACCTACGTCAGCCTTCTCTTTTCCTTTTTCTTCAAAAGGGTCAAAGTCAAGATTGAAGTATTTGGCCACCGCCCATTCACTGCCAATGGCTTCAGCATCTTGTGCAAGTAATTCATGCAATGTTTTGTCTTTCGTGTAAGTCCTTGCAGAATCACCCACGCTTAGGTTTTTCATTGCCATGACCCATGCGCTCAAATGGCACAACATGGCTTCCTGACGGTCTAGGGTGACCTTCAACGTTGATTCCTGCACCCGAAACAAAACCACACTGGATTGTCTTGTGCGGCTTTTTGGTAGCCAAATGAATCAAACTTTTGAATCAATGCGCATTTGTCGCATTGCATTACGTCATAAACGTCCACTGCAACACCGTTTTTTAACAATGTGCATTTCATGGTTTGTGGGTTAATTAACTCAATGTATTCGCTCACTTAAACACCACCCACATCATTATTGTGACCAAGATTGCTTCAATGATTATCAGAATCTTCACAATGCGCTTCATACTTGTGGCTTCCATGTTCCGTCACTTGTTAGCACATACCAAAGCGGTTCGCATTGATTTGGCTTACGTCCCACGCAAGAAAAGTTCGCCCATGCCTTGCCAGTTTTTGCGCTTGTCCCAGTGCGCCAAATGCGATGCCCATGACTGCAACTTGGTGCTTCAGGAACTAACTCACCACCTAATTGTGAAGCGATGTTTTCCACGACCGAGCCAAATGTTGGCATTTCATTTTCAATGTGATGCGTTGCCCATACATCAGCGGCTTCAACTTTTGCCGTTTTTGTGTCCAGCCGTTCAACCTGGTTCATGTTTTCCTTAGTTGCCCTGGTGTCTGCACCTAAAACAAGACCGATGCAACGTCCAATTGCGCTTGTGGTCGTATCTTCACAAAACCAGCGGCGCATGTTGGGATTAAATGCGGCAATATATCCATAAGCATAATCAACACCAGCGGGCTTACTGTCATTCAAATCACGATAAATTGTGCATTGAACAAGCACATATCCTTTTTCCGCATTAAAGTCCACAATTGCGGTTTGAATTGAGCCGTTCGGATTGGTTGCCCAAAAACGCTGAATGCGTTCGGCCACGCCCTCATAATTATCAAGGAACCCCATTATTTCACCGACCTTTTGACTGCTGAAATGTGGCGACTGATAGCGCGCCCCCGTGTGTAACCCTCGCGGCTGCCTTCTTTATGCCCCATTGAATAACCCAGTGCCGCTGCCAAAGTGCAAAGCACGCCGATTAGGAATAAAGCCCGCAAAGTCTGCGGGTCTAATAAGTCAACTACCATTTTGAATTCTCCCGATTCTTGGTGGTAAGGACTACCACCTAAACTTAGAGTGACGCATTAGCCACGCCAAATCAAGAACCTGGCGTGTTTGTCGGCGTGTCACCTGACTTTGGCTTTGATTTCAGCCCGTTTCCAGCCAGGACACCGCCTAAAGAACCAGTCAAGAAAATGGCCAATGTTTTCAATAGGTCAATGAAGGCTGCGTCATTAGGTGCTTGTGCCCCGATTGGTTGCGTCACGAAAATGAGCGCGTATGTAATTCCTACGGTCACAATTAAAAACACGGCCGCAAGCGTTGAACCGATTATTAAAATCAGTCGAGCATGGACATCTTCAGGTGTTCTGCGGCGTGTTGGCTTCTGATGTTGAGAATCCAAGTATGTCGTCAGTGCATGTTCCAGTAGGGATACATTGCGGTTTTTGGCATTCAGGTTTCGACCAGTTTTCATATTCTTGGCACTCATAACGTGTCCAACCCTGATACCCACAAGCAGTCAGCATTAGCGCAAGTGCCCAAGCCAATGCCGCTGCCGTGAGTTTTCGGGCTATTTCCCCGTTAACCCGAAACTCTTGTCTTGCGGGTTTAACCAGCGCAAAATTACTGGTGCGACCGCTGCGACCCCTGCCATTGCAAGTGTTTTTGGGTCTTGCACGCCTGCCATGTATAAAGCAAGTGCTGCTGCCATAAATGAGCGCGCCCATGATGCTGCTAAGGCTTTGGCTTTGTCCATTTTTTCTCCTTCTTAGGTTTGTCTCCCGATGTTGGAATGGTGACCGTTGGAAAGTCACCCTTGTATGGTGCGAATTTAGGAATTCCAAACCCGACCACTTCTTTTCCTTCACCATAATGGCGAACCTTTACCATGACCATGCCACCGTTTCTTTGGTCGCCTGTTCCTGATGTGTTTCCTTCAATAAGCAAAACTTGGTTGTTAGGCATAAGGCCAACAACAATTCCAATGTGACTAATTCTGTCAACGCCGTCATGTGGAAAATCCATAAACGCCAAATAACCCAACTGCGGCAGATTTGACCAGCGGTTTATTTCTTTAAATTTATGCGCACCAATTGCAGTGCCCACAACTGAATGAATCTTGACGCCTGATTGTGCTGCGCACCAGTTAACGAAAGAACCGCACCACGGTAATCCGTCAGCCTTTGTAAATTTGCCGTATTTTGTCAGGTTATCGCCTTCTTCAATTGTGCCGATTTCAGCGGCTGCAACTTCAATTAACCTGGCATTTGTACCGTCAGGATACTTCATTTTCCAATTTTCATTGTGCTTGGAATTGGTTTGGAATAATCCCATTTTGTAATGTATTGAATTCCGTCGCCGTCGTCTTTAAGACTAATCGTTCCTGTTAGCGGGTGAAAATCATCTATTGTCAATTCTGGAATCGCATTGACCAATTTTGTAAATAAATCCATTTTATGCCCCTAAGTATTCGACTGAAAATGAAGTCACGCCTGTTGAATAATTGCTGCCGTTAAGAGTTAAAGCCCCGCCTGAATTCTGCAACACTTCAATCTCTATGTAATCACCAACCGCAAGATAAATAATGTCGTGAATTGGCAAGGTCACGCGGTAAAGGTTTGCCGTTGGGTCTTCTGCCATGTAGTTATACTGCGAACCATTTTTCATAATCCGTCCAAAACGATAACCAGCGGTGCTGGCGTTGTCCCAGTTCCAACGCGCATTTACAAGATAATAACCTGCTTTTCCGCTTGGAACGGTTATCCGTGAAGTGTTTGATGAAGTGCTGTGATAACCGCCGACGTCAAATGTTTCGGTGTCAAATGTCAATGCAGTCCAAGTTACTGCTGCAATACTTTGGTCGGCTGACTTTGTGCAACGAACACCCGCAAAAGTTACACCTGGTGTAGCCCATGCCAGTCCAGTTGCAGCAGTTGAATCAGCAGTAAGCACTTGACCGTTTGTGCCAACTGCAAGGCGTGCTGGTGTGTCTGCTGCGGTTGCACCAATTAAATCGCCCTTAGCGTCAACAATTGCATTTTGAATTGCGTTGGTGTCGTCAGTTGTCACCCAGGTAAAGTCCATGTTGGTGTTTGACGTTTTTGATAAAACTTGACCAGTTGTGCCACCAAGTAAATCAGACATTGAAGTATCAACTGCCTGACCAAAAACGGCAAAATCGGCGGGAAGGTCAGTGACCAAATCTGTGGCAGTTGGCATTTGCCAACCAAAATTGGACGTTGGGTTTGTCATGTTTTCTCCTTATCAGGCAACAATTGTTGCATTTTCCCAGTCAAGTGTCGGCGACACGCTTGACCATGTTTCAGTAATTGGAACGTCCTGCCAGCGCATTGCCTGAAGGCTATAAGCCAACGGTGTCATCAATAGGCTCACGGAAACTTGATTGTAACTGGCTTGAAATGACCAACCTTCGACAAACCCCTGGAAAACACCTGAATTCATGTTGGCTGGTAAATCAACCAATGCCACTGGCATTCCCATAAATACGCCCAACAAATTGTCACGGTCGGAATCGTCAATTTCTGAGTTGGTTAGGTCGTAGGTAATGTCACTAAAGATTGGAAATGGTTGGGCGCGCAATGACAAATAAAATTCCGCTTGGTCTAAGGCATCAGCCGAATTGTGAAGTGTGGTCGTAATGATTTGGCTTAATTGGCCATAGGTTGAAATTGAAGCGGTGTCACTTGCTGATTCTTCACTGCTAGAAGTTGCGCCATATTTAATTGTTAATGTGTTGCGCACGTCACCCGCACGCGTGGCAATTCGCAAACCTGCTGCCCTGGCTTCATTGGCAGTCAAATCAACATAACCATTTGCGGCTAGGTATTGAGTGCGGTGTGTCGAATCTGCATAGGCAATTCGTCCAAGTGAATCTTCGCTGATGTAACCCAAGCCACTTGTGGCTAGTGCTGAAACCAATGAATAAACGTCAGTAATGCTCGATGAACGCGCTGCCAATTCATAATTGCCAGGACGGTCAATCTCTCCCAAGCCGTTGTTTTCAGCGTTCGCCCAAGTAACGGTCGGGTCATAAGTTGCCCAATTTTGAACGCCCGCAACTTCAGCCCAAGTTGAAAACAAAACCTCTTTTAAAATGTCATAAATTTGGTCGCCGTCAAATTCTTTTGGCAATACGCCTTCTGTCAATGCTTTTGGAAGCCTAGCCAATGCACCTAAAGCAATGATTGTATAAGTCTGAGTAAAACTAGTTGAACCTACGTCCCGCACTTCCAAGCCAATGTCAACAACATTGCCACCAAAGATTGCAACAAATGTCCCTGTTGAATCTTTGATTTGAACGGAAATGCTGGAATTGATTGAAACGGGGATTGTTGTTTGATTGATGTCAATCAACTGAAGGTTGATATAACCCGCTTGGGCTTGTTCGTAAATGTTTGTTCGACCGCTACGAATGGTTAAATTAGCAAGAATTGCACTGGTGTAGGAAACACCGTCAATTTCAACATTCCAAATGGGGTTCCATTGGGTCATACACCCACCAGGCTTCCTGCCCCACCCGTGCCACGATAAAATGAAGAATTAAGCAATTCAACAAATTCGCGGGCAGTCCCCTCTTTGTCCATTGCGCCATTGATTGTGACGTTAATTGTTGGTGCGGCTGATTGGGCTGATGCGGCCATAATTCCAGCAAGTGAACTTGTGTTGACGCCTGATGTCCCAAATGGGAATCCTCGATTGGAAGCCGCTTCAATTCCTGCAAGTGTTGTTGTTCCACTTGTAAAATTATCAAATGCGCCTGCAATGTCTGTGATTGCTTTGGCTGCCTTTGCGGCAACGGCTGCAACACCTGTTGTTCCTGATGTTCCTGATGTTCCTGATGTTCCTGATGTTCCTGCAATTGTGATACCACCAGTGCTTTTATCAAGACTGATTCCCCCAGCGGCGGCAGCCGCATTTTTTGCAGCATTTGAAATTGCATCTGGTGTGCCTGATTTTTTAGGGTCTGATTTACTTCCACCAACTTTTGGAATAAAAGGAATATCTTCACCTGGCTTTAAAAGATTGAATCCGCGAATTGCAAGGTTAATCAATTCAATTGCTTTATTGACTAAACCTTCCAACGCACCAATCACATTTGCCATGATGTTTAAAACCACGTTAGCAATCGAACCAATTAAATTAAATGCCGTACCAATAACGTTTCCAATAATGGGTGCAGCATATTTAATGACGTTAAAAAAGGATTGAAATTCATCTTTGTTTTCAGCAATTGTTGCTTTAATTTTATCAAATGTAGATTTCATGCTTTCAAAAATTGGCAACGCAAATGATTTTATTACTCCCGCCACATCATTAACGGCTTTTCCAAAACCATTGCTGCTTGTAAGACTAAAACCGTCAGCCAATAGGTTGATAATTGGCAAGGCATTGTCGTTGATAAAAGTGATTAGTTTTTCCAATACCGGCAATAAAGCAAAACCAATTGTTTCTTTGGCTTCATCAAATGCCACATTCAAACGGTCTAAACGGCCTTGAAAGGTGTTGGCTTCTTGTGCGGCAAATCCTGCAAATGACCCGCGCAATGTCTCATAAACTTTGTTGAAATCTTTTGTTTTTAAAATGGATTGGTCAATGCCCAAGCCCAATTTGCCTAAAGCATTTGTGTTCCCGTCATAGGCTTTGCCTAAACTGTTTGCAATTGCTTCTAAGGGTTTGCCAGTTGCGCTGCTAATGTCTAGGGCTAAAGACAAAAGTTTTTGTGCTTCTTCAGTGTCTTTTGTTGACCTAACTAGGCGGGATAAGGCTGGACGCAATTCATCGTCAGTTACACCCGTGGCCAATGCCATTTTGGTTATGTAAGTTTCAACGGCCGCGATTTGAGCGTTTGTCGCACCTGTTGTGTTTTCTAAAGTTAACGCAAGAATTCTTTGGGCTTTTTCATCTTCCAATGCAGCTTTTACACCGTCAATGCCGATTTTTACCGCATAGGCTCCAGCAGCGGCGGCAGCCGCCACAAATGCAGCACCAATGACTTTCCCAACTTTGCCTATTTTATCACCAAAAGAATCAACGTCAGTTGAAGCCGTTTTGAGGGATTTAGTTAAATTATCAACGTCACCAAGTATGGAAAGTTTGAGCGTGCGACTGCCAGCCATTAGTCAAACCTCTTAACTATGTCGGAAAATCCTTCTTCCCAGCGTTTTAAAATTTCAGGCTGAAGGCTTCTCAATGTTGGATAAATAAACCAGCCGCGGGAGCCGCGACCTTCACGACCTGACCACACTGGAAATTGCTTGTATTTATTTGAACCAAATTCAACACCGCCCCAAAGTTGTTGCGTTGTGCCACCGCCGCTTAGTTTCTGACCAGCAAAACCAAATGAAATTTCACCAATTTTGGAAGACTTAGAAACCTTTGAACCTTCAGCAACCTTATTGTCAATGCGGTTACGGGTGCGGCTGCCCGCGGCTGAAATGATATTTGTTCGGACATAATCGGCCAACGCTGATGACTTTTCTTTGGCTTGGGAAATCGCTTCATCGTCCATTGCTTTGAAAGAACGGGTAATGGCACGCAATTCCGCTTTGTCGTAACTGATTGCTTCGCTAGCCATTTCCCCGCCTCTCCAAAATTTCAATTGCAGTCAATATGTCTTCAGCCGTTTCAAATTCCGATTTGGGTAATCCAGTAGCAATGACCAGTTCCCAAATGATTCGGCTTAGGCTTCCGACTGCGTAACTTTTGGGTCTGTCTCACCAACTACCACGTCAGAAATTGTTTCTGTCCATGCATCAATTGGCTTCACTGGTTTGCCTGCGGCTTCCCGCTTCATGGCGTGATAAGCCAAAAAGACCAAATCGGATATTCCGATTTTATCTTGTGCTTGACTAATCGTGTGACCTGTGTGCTTTTCCCACTTTACCCACTCAGGTGGAGCAGCCACAAACGTGGCTGACTCTCCTGAATTGTATTCGATTGTTATTGGTAGTTTCATTTTGTCTCCCGATTGTTGGTTTAACTAAAGTTTTCGGCTGGTGTTCCAATGACCACGAATGACATTGAAACGGTTTGTGCGTCAGGTGCAGCACCGCCCGCACTTGGATAAACTGGAAGCACTGAGAATGTGAAGACTGCACCAGTTGATGCGGTCAAGACTGTTGTGATTCCTGTGTTCGGTGCTGATTCGGTAACGCTCCAAAGTGTTTCGCACAATGAAGGTGATGCGCCCCAGTCTGCGAGCATTTCGACCGCAAAAGTGAATTCATCATCAATATGGCGATTAACTACACCGTCAAGGGTTTGATAACGAACCATTGTTGGTGAGTTAGATAAAATTGCTGAAGTTGCCTGTGCGTCAAAGTTGTTGCCACCAATAGTAAAGGTGACATCGCGCCCAGTTATTACTGTGGTGGCCATTTCTTCTCCTTCTTAGATTGTCTGTGTGTAGTAAGTTGAAACGTTGATGTCAGCCACAAGCATTGGGGATTGCCCAACCTCTAATACTGTCGGCTTTTCAACAACGTCAACAACGTATCCCGTGGGCATTGCCGCGAGAATTCCTATGATTAGTTTTTCAAGGTTATCTAATGAACCTGCATTGCTATTGGAAGCAACAAGTGCCGTTATTGCAAAATTAAGTTTAACCTTTGTTTGTGCTTTACCAATAAGCACAACTTCCATATAAGGTGAACTTGGGACTACAACTATGGCTGGTGGAATTGGCGATTCGGGAACTGACGCGTACACATTGGCAGCCAAAGCCGAAAATGCATTTGCCAAGGCAGCGCGGGTGTCAGAAATTGTTGATGCGGTCATTGACAAATCGTTTCAACATCTAAAAACGGCTGAAGCAATGTGCTGACACGATTGGTCAAACTTCTACCCATGCGATATGGCGTGCTGGCAAAATCTACGCCTTGAATTTCTCCACCAGCGGCCACGCGTGATTGAAAAACTTCAACGCTGACTGCAAGAATGGCTGATTCAATTGGTGGTGAATTGGCATAAATGTCAACGGCAGAATAACCCGAAAGTGTGGCCGTGCCTGTTGGAATAATGTTGCGCAAAGTCACATTTGCACTTGTGATTGCAGCGGTAAAATGAAATACGCCTGTTTTAACAACGGTCACTGTTGCGCTAAAAGGTGCGGGTAATCCCGTCACAATTATTGATTGACCAGCAACAAAATGGTGTTCACGTTGGGTGTAATAAATTGCCACGTTATCTGTTAATTCATACGCGTTGACTGCATTTGTATTTGCAACCAACATTGGCAAAATGACCGCTTCAGCAGTGTTAATTATTTCGTCTAGGTAACTGTCAGGATATAGGGAAACGGAAACACCAAGAATGCTGCGCAATTGCGCGGTTGAAACAATACTTGGCATTTCCGTCCCTTTCGTCTGCTGCGCCGCGTTCGGGAGTGACCACGGCGCATGATTAGTTTGTTGCGATTACGCCTTATTATTTTTGAATGCGCCCGCTGCGATTTTGGTCGCCACGGCACCAAATGAATACACGCCCACGGTAATTGAACCGTCAGCAGTTGATTCAGCGCGTAGTTGGTATGACGTTCCTTCGTACCATGTGTAAGCGTCAGGGTTAACGATTAGCAATGTACCGTCTCCGTCACCGCCGTTTGTTGGGTCAACGTATAAATTCAACCCCGCAACGTTTCCTGTCAAACTTGTTGGCACTGAAACACCAGGTTGATTCATAGGATTTGAAACCTGTGAATAAATTGGACGTCCAGAGTCGTTTAATGTCATCAAATTTGACCATTGTCCAGTTGATGCAATCATGTTGCGTGCAAATGGATTTGCAAGGCCAGCAGTTGCGCCATAAACGCTTGCAGCACCGCGACCGATAATTCCAAGCAATTCAGCAGCAGTTGGATATGTTGCAACTGTTGTTGCATCTGTTGTTGAACCTGAAATTAACAAGCCGTTGACGTATGAGTTTTGTGCTTTAGCCATGGCTGCAACCATATTACGAAGCAACTCGTCATAAAAGAGGGGCGAAGTTCTAGTTAGCAACTCGACCGAAAATTTTTGTTGCCCCGCAAATTTTTTGACGTCCACTGAAAGGAACGCTGAATTTTGGTCAGTATCAGAAAACGCTGCATCTTCAGCGGTGACTGCGACTGTTGGAACTTGCGTAATCTTTGGAATTTCAAAAGTCATACCAGCATCAGGCAATGCACCGCGAGAAATCGCGTCAATGCTTGGGCGGATTGTTTCC